CCTCAGTAAGCTCAGTTAACCTAAGTCTTATTATAGGATGTTTGTTACTGCCACGCGGCGGTAGTAAATGTTTGTGTTAGCCTGAAGACGACCTGCACCTACGTTTGAACCTTCAGCGAATGGGTTTGCAACCATGCCGTAGCGAGTTTTGAAGCCAAGCTTCGACTGGAAGCTATTCTCACCAACTGCACGAACCATCTGTAGTGGTACGTATGGGCAGTAGAAGAGACCTGCGTCGAATGTGCTTGAGCCTTTGTAACCTACTACAAGGTAGTTAGCACCTGCATATGGATCAATGTACACGCGGAAACGACCGTTAAGAACACCGATGAATGTGTTGCCAGTATCATCTGGGTTCAGGTTGTTTGCGTTAAGCGCTGGTGTGTAATCAAGCATACCTGCCATTTGAAGCGCAGACGCTACGTCTGAGGAACAGATAAGAATGTTACCCTTACCACGACGAGTTGCTTTTGCGATTTCATTAGCTTCACGTTCGATTTGGAACATAAGGCCTTTGAACTTCTCTACTGACCAGCGACCGTTTGCGTCAACATCAAGGTCGAAAGTACCTAGTGCTGCAGTACCTGTTTGCGCACCTGCTACAGCGTTTGAATATACTGTGCGAACAACCTCACGGTTGATTTCTGCAAGTAGTTCTGCTGAAAGCATGTTTGCAAGCTCTGTCTCTGCGTCAAGACCGTGGATTGCTTTAAGGTCCTGTGCAAGTTCAGTTGTGTACTCTGCTTTTAGCGCACGGCTCTTTGCAGTCACAGAAACTTTCTCAATTGAGAATGCCATCTCTGGGAATGCATTGTTTGCAGCATCACCAAGTGCTTCAGCAGTTGCTGTCGCAAGGCCTGTACCTGTTGTCTCGCTACCTTCGCCAAGCTTGTTAGCGTGTGTACCTGCACCTGTGAAGTCTGTGTCAGCTTCGTTGTAGAATGCTTCGTCGCCAGCCTGATTTTCGTAACGCGAACGCATTGCAAAGATCAGTCCAGTTGGGCCTGTCATTGGCTGAACGCCAGCAATGTCATATGCGATAAGATTAGGCATAGCACGACGAACAAGTGAGATAAGTACGGGATCGTAGCCTTCAACACCGTTACCTGTTGCGTTTGCTGGTGCTGTTTCTAGAAGTGCTGCTGGCGAATATGTCGAACCTTCGCGAAGTGCTACTTCAGTGTTCTCAAGAATGGTTGCAGTAACCGCTCTCTTATGCGAGTCGCCAATGTTTGGTAGTGATTCATGCTCCAGAATAGGAGCCCACTTTGCCATTAGTTCTTCGTTTCTCATTATCGTTCTCCTTATTTGAGATTAACTATATGTATTTATATAATTCTTATTTTGCGTGACGATCAAGGATCTGTGCATATCTAGCAATTGATTCATCAAGAACCTTTGCTTTTGGTTCATCGTCGGTCTCTTCTTCGAGAACTTCTGCTCCTGTTTCAACAGTTACATTTTCGACAAAATAGCTTGATTTGATTGCTTTCAGTTTTGAAGTGTAATCTTCAACGCTGTTGCAAGACATACCTTCTGCAAGCACGTTTAGCTTATCAGCTTGTGTGTCAGTCAAATCTTCAGAGATTTGAGCAAAAGCGATTTCGCGCTCAAGTGTCTCTTTCTCTTCTTTGATCTCGATCAGTGCTTCAAAAATTTCGTTGTACTTTTCTGAAGATTCATCAAGACGCTTTTCAAGTTCTGCAATAGCATCAACTTGCTCATCGTCGATATCGATGTTGTGAGATTCTACAAGACCTTTTAGACTGTCAATTAGAGACTCAGCAACTTCAACTTTGATAGAAGATTCGACTGCTACTTCGTTTGCTTCCATCCAGCTTTCGATGACGTAATCAAGGTATGTGTCAACCTTTTCAATCATGTCCTGCTTAGTTGATTCGATTGATTCGACAAATTCTTTCTCAAACTTATCTTCCAAAGATGATTCAATAGCTGCAGTCTTTTCGTTAATGACTGCTTCGAATACTGCTTCAGCTTTTGACATAAAGTCTTCTGAAAGCTCTTCGCCATCGAAAATTCTTTCGAATGCAGATTCTTTAAGACCAGTGTTGTTTGTTCCTTGAGGTGTTTTTACATCATCCTCAATTTCATCAGCCTTTGGATCTACCTTTGCTTTAACGTCGCCCTTGCGCTTTTTAGGCTCTCCGCCCGCTGGCGCAACTGCGTCCGCAGACATCGAATCGTCGCCAGTTGCTTTCGCTTCGTCTAGCTTATTTTCTAGTTCTTCACTCATTGTTATGCTCCTTATGTGATTGTATCAAATCTAACATTATTTATACAAATTATGTATTTGCGAGTGACTTGATAAATTTCTCAAAAAGTCTTGAGGCTTGCTCTTCAAGTTCCTTCGAACTGCGCTTTGCAGTCTGACGAATCTCTTCTTCAATTTCCTCAAAAGCTTGTTGTTGTTGCCATGTTCCGGATGATATATCGTAATAGAATTCAACACCTTCCATGATACCTTGGACGAACGCATCTGGTGCAGAAGGATCTGCAACAATATCGCCTGCAGTTGCAAGCATAAAGTCATCTTGTACTTCCATGATACCAGATTTGTTTTTCTTTAGTGAACCCATACCTCTTGATGAGATTCCTAGTTGACCACCTTCGTCGATGATATTTTTTACGATCTTTCCCATAGGCGTGTCCATGACTTTTGCACGACCTACAACATTAGAACCGTCTTCGCGAAGTTCAGTGAACATATGTGACGCACGATCAAGATTGATCGTAGGACCTTGTGGATGACCTAACTCGCCAAATGCGCGTTTCTTTACGACATAATTTTCGTTATATCTTTTCAATTCACGCATAAGTGTTTGCTTAGGGTATACGCGACCGTTGCGATTTTTAATATCGCCTTGCATGATAACGCCTTCGATGAAATAGCTCTTATCGCCATTTTCATTGG